CATCTTGTATTCCTTCACCAGTCATTATCATCTCTGGTGTAATCGCGTTATGAATCGAATGCCAGTTATTATTCGCAACGTGATATGCGTTACCATAATTCTTTCCTCCTGCGCGATATTCGGCAGTTTTATCATGCCTTACTCGCAAGGCCGACCATCGCCAATTTACCGGCTGTGTTGAATCATAACTAAATTCAACGATTGTTTCATCTTGGATGATATCATTTTCAAGTGTCATCATTTGACTTACACCGGCTTCATCTGGACGCAACATGATATGGCAAATATGTGCGTCATTATCATAAGGGTATGTCGGGTAAAATGGCGCAGGTTTATAAGAGTCGGTATTGTCGGCGCTATTGCCGCTTCTTCCGGCGTCGCTGCTGCCACTTCCGCCGCCTTCAATCATCGAAACACACGGATTCAAGTAGCCATGTTTTCGTTCATCATAACCAACACGCAAAACCAACGTTTTGTATTGTTGAACCTGAACACATCGCGACATATCCACACCGTTTTTAAAGACGTTACTAACAAGGTCTTCGTTGTCTTCGCCTTTTTTCGTTGTAACAAGAAAGTCGATTGTATTCATATGCGCCGGTTTCCATTTGAACGAATATTCCCAAGTGGTTTTGTATAATGGTCCTGCCGATGTAGTATCGTTTCTCTCGACACTCCCTACACCAAAATCAATCGGTGTAAAGATGAGTCCGTCCGTATGATATTCGAATTGATGCTCGGCAGCCTTACGTAATATCAAAGCGCAACAATCGAAAATGGTTTTTGACGAAGATTCAGACGCGATTTCAAACTTCTTCGTTTCAATACGAATCGGTGGCAACGAATCGGCGCCACCCGAAACACATTTCAGCTGTAGGTTTCTTACGACACTTTCCATTAATGGAAGGCGAAAGTTGGTTAGAACTTCGTCTTCGTTGATCGGATAGAACAACCGCGACCTGACGTCTGCCTTATGAACGAAATATACATCAAATACAAGAAACAAGTTAATAAATTCGCCGTTTTTGTTATGAAGGATATGTTCGCCATCAAGAAGCGTATTATGTAATTTAGTATTAAGTGATACTGCGCCAGTAAATTGGAAGTTCATGTTTGTGTCGATTAAATATACATGTCCGGTTTTTGGCGCGACAAATAGAAGTTTGCGATGTCCATCTGCCTTTTCTGTAACCGAATAATTTAACCGAATATTTGGCACTTTTGAATCAGGGTCGAACGGTTGAATATTTTGAGTTTGAAGTGTATAAGAACAAGGTCCGATAAAATGCTTAGGGCGAAGTTGTAATCCAGAACGCCCAGTTACATGTTCGCGTTCGCGTTCGCGGTCTCGTTGTTTGCGCTCACGCTCTCGTTCGCGTTCGCGTTCGTCGTCTTTACCATCTCCTCTTTTATGCTCACGTTCACGTTCACGTTCGCTATCACTTTCGTCGCTGTCACTTTCAGCATGTTCTTGCTTCTCATCTGGATAGAGTAACTCATAATACCGACGCTGAACTCCACGCATATCGGATAACGAAACGGGATAGTTTGTTCCTTGTAATCCAGACATCACAATCTTCACAATTTTACGCAAGTTATCCAATAGATGCTTCGGATGATTGAATGCGGTTCCCGGACCAACAAGGTCGTTGATCACTTCGATCTCGATTTCATATCGAATCGGACTTTCAAGGACCTTTGCGGCATCAAATGTGGATGCTGAAATATAACCGGTTTGATCCTTCTGCGATTCTTTGACGACACTCATATCGATTTGAAACGGAAAATCCGGATGTTTCAGCGTGCTACGGTTAATGTAGCGAAACGTTTTCTTGTTATCGTTCCATGTTTTCATAATTGACCGTGCGAGTGTCGATGTATTTGAGATACGTTTTTCACGTTGATAACTTACCTTGAAATTGAAGTCGTCAAATATAACTGGGTGGATTGTGGTGCCGCTGCTACCGATACCGCTGCTGTCGGATTCTCCGCCGGCGCCGCCGCCACCTCCGCCAGTCTTCGCATACATCTTTTGGGTAAATAGAACATATTTCTCATCCGGCGTATTTGTTTTGCAGTAATTCTGAACTTCGTTAATGCCATGGATTTCTGCGCGAATCAACGAGAGTTTTGTTTGTCCTGTCTTCTGATCCACGAACTCATTCTGAATTTTCAAAGAATACGCATTTTTTTTCATGAACGAAAACCCCCCAGACAATAGTTTTTGAATAACCCCGTCGAAGTTTTCGCGGGTCGTCCCTGGATTTCCACGTGTGCCGAATCGTATTTCCAACTCTGGAACACCATCAGTCTTATCAGTGATACCTTCTAAATAATATTTTACGATATTTGAAAATTCAGATTGCTTCGCCGACGCAGTCTCAGATGCGGACGTCGCCATTGACGACAGACCTCTTTCGCGATTTCTCCGCATTATATATATGAATAGGATATATTATTTATATATATATACTTCAATTTTATACATATCGACAGATTGATTCATACAATTCTGGCTTTGTTTTACGCTTTTCTGTTCCAATTGATCCAAATTTACCAGGTATCTTTGTAACGACTTCTAATCCCAACTTTATAGAAATATCGATCAAATCTTGTAATTTATATGCCGATATTGGACGGATTGGAGCGGAAATACTCTCCATTCGCCAATAATTTTCTCGAACATACGTGACATACTTCACAATAAGTGGTTGCGGGGGATCATACAATACGTATTTTCCCTTTATTTTTTCGATGATAAAAGTATTTCCGCCACAACTACCACTGACAACATCATAATACTTACGGTCTTGAATAATATACACAGATATCGATTTACATACAACTACCGCATGTAGTGTTTCTAGCGTAATAAACGGTTTATGAACAAGTGACTCTTCCAAAGCACTTATTTTTAGTTTGTTTGCCTTTAAAATCGGTTTGTTCTGTCGGAGTAATTCAATCAGTTCAAATTTGAATCGATTTGATTCTGTGTAATAATTATCGATCATATCAAATTTTTCATAACTATTCATCATAATATACAAACACCACAATATTGAATCAGCGCATTTGGTTTCATTTATGTTTATACTATATTTTCTTATATCATTCGGGTGGAATATTATGATTTGATTGACGGCCGGCGATGGAATGTTGTCACTCTCGGGCTCGGGCTCGGGCTCGCTGTCTATCTGGTAATCTGTTTCGGACCCTGTATTACTGTCAATCGAGATATCTGATTCCGATGATTCCGATGATTCCGATGATTCCGATGATTCCGATGATTCCGATGATTCCGATGATTCCGATGATTTTTTAATAGACTTAGGTTCAGGCAACCGTTCCAGTAAAGCCGGTGTTGGTATATTTACCTGAATAGAAACAACATTATTCTTATCATTAATATTATGAATATCACTATTTTTTGTCACGCTGCTATTGTTGTCGATGCTGCGACTTTTTATGTCATAACATATAATATTCCCTCCTTTCAAGTTTGCCGGAGTGAAAGAATATGAATTATAAAGACAAGGAATGAAACCTGTCATCATCTAGGGTATATATTATATCACATTATCTTTATGCGTGTTATTTATCAAAGAACTCTTTCGTGAGATGTTGTTTCTGTTCTTCGATTTCGTTCAAGTGTTTTTCTTGATTGATGACATATTTCATATAATCATACAATTGAGTTAGTATATCATTATTCAATCTAGAAATATTCACAAATACACCATTTTTATTTTCGTTTATTTGGGTGTTTTTTGAATGTAGAATACGCAAAATCTCGATTTGATGAACAACAGGCATGTTCTCGATCCCATCTTTCAACGACATCAAATAATTGGTTTTTGCTTCCACATGTTGAGCGATCGTTTGAATTTCGTTCATCGCAGATAAACTTGCGATCGCAGCGCTCATTTTATTTTCACAATAAAAAGAACCAGAATTCGATGCGGTTGATCCTGAGGCAGATGACATTTACAATACACTACTGTTTAAACTTTATACTCTTTCTTAACGTCCAACAACATCGCAATAATGGTGATATGTGTATCATGAAGAACGAATCTACGTCCAATAATTTTCACGGTGAGAATATCATTTTCTTCAATACGTGAGAATAAATCACGCGAAGACGCATGCATGTCACGTGAAAGGAAGACTTCGATTGGTGATACTTTACCTCGCTCTAAATCCTTCGCGCCAGCACGAACACCCGCTTGTGTTATGGTTTTCGCAACACACGTAATGATCGAATTTTCATCGGGATAACAAATCAAACAATCGGCGATAATGTCGAAATGTATATTCGACCCTGCGAGTGTTCCACATGAATACGATGAGATCGCTACTGTATCGGGACAAATATATCCTTCGATCGAGCAGCGTCCTTCTACCAATTTGGCAAGTTCATTTCTCAATAACTGTGCGACAGCAATACTTTTCGACAGCTTATAAAATGGTAATGAAACAGTACGCCGTATTTGACATTTGACAAAGAGTTTTGGATCACAGTAGGTGGATTCGGGTTCTGTCTCTGGTGCTTGTTCTTTATATAATTGAATACTATCGTTTTGACATACTGCTTCGCCTGTTCCGAACGAAGTGTCGGGTCCAGTTCCGGAAATAGGATCGCTTACCGGAGATAGAGTATCTGGTTTTACCTTTTTGGGTTTGGGACGTATTGTTTTTGATGTTCTTTTTATTGTTTCACCGACAGCGTTCGACACAGTTCCTATTAATGATGCTGATGCTGAGGCCATTATAGAATGACGATGACTATATAAGTTCTATATATATGTTTATATTTGTATCAATTTTATTCATATGTAGTCACATATAATAACGTGATATCCACCACCACTACTATCTACAATTTGAAGTGGTTTACCACAGCCATATATAACACCGTCACTTACGAGTTTATCACATTCGTCCTTGTTACTATGTGGATTTATCGGTTGAAGATTATGCTTGAAAACACCATGACGCAAAATACGGCAATTAAATTCACGATGAGCCACTATAAATGGTTCATTACAATGAAGACATATGAAAGTATGGTCCATTTATACTAATATACAAACAATATAAATAACCAATATATAACCAATATAAATACATAATACATAATAATTATTAAAAAGCATCGAAGTTCATTATGAAGGTATTATTTGTCAATCTTGGTGCGCATTATAAAATTTTACATGCGATTCAAAACTATAAAAATATTACATTTACAGAGGTAAAAGATATTAGTAATATTCCAGAAGAGGAATTGAGAACATACGACGCAATATATGCTCCGTGCCAACCTATCGATGTTAAAAAATATAATTATTGTAAATTTATATTTGGCGCACATTTTTCGGTATTTCCGGACGATCCAAGTGCGATTAATATGATAAAAGATATCAATTCCATGTATATTCAACCATCAAAATGGGCACTAGATGTCTGGAAAAATTATAAATTCAATAATACGATACTGTGTAAAGATTTAATTATGGGAGTATTACCTTTTGGGGTTGATACGGAAAAATTTAAACCTTTGAACAATATCCCAAGACATGACAAGAATCGTGTATTTTTGTATAAAAAATCCAGAAGTAATTATGATTACAGCGTTATAATAAATTTTTTACAAAAACGTAATATCGATGTTAAAGTGTTTAGTTATAATCAAAGATATAGCGAGGATGAATACCTCGAATATTTACAGAATGCCAAATATGGTATATGGGTTGGAATACATGAAAGTCAGGGATTTGCCTTAGAAGAAGCATTATCTTGCGATGTCCCTTTATTTGTGTGGAGCGTTACGTCAATGAATCAAGAAATTGGACCAAATTACGATAATATTCCAGCAACTACAATTCCTTACTGGGACGAAAGGTGCGGAGAATACTTTCATAGACAAGACGAAATGGAGCGTACATTTGATTTGTTTTTATCAAAATTAGATACATATAAACCACGAGAGTATGTGGTTGAAAACTTATCATTTGACGCATGTGAAAATATCTTTAAAAATTGTATCAAACAGTTGGATACAAAATAGAACAAACCTATCATTTACAATATTACATTCTATCAAAATAATGAGATGTAATATTGTATTTATTACGCCAGTTCAGCGATCACAGATATCGCATCATCGCCAATCTCAAACCTCTGTCCGATCACTCTTACACGTATTTCTTCTTCTTCTTGAAGACGCGTAAAATCAGCACGGTCATAATGATGGTCGCGAGCAACAAATACGACAACCGGGCTTTTGGGCTCGTTGATTGTTGCGCGAATACCCGCCAAACTAATATTTTTGATTACGCATGAAAATACAACACCTTCGACGAGAGAACATGATTCACATTCATATACAACTTCAAATATTGCGTTCTTTCCATGAAGATAACCATTCGAATATGTAAGAATCTTTACACTTCCTGGACGAATGAATCCTTCCGCCATACACTTTCCTTCCACGATTTTCGAGAGAATATGTTCGAGTGTATCTTTTATATTACGTCCAATAATACGGAATGGAATTTCTAATTTACGTGTTAATAATATAGTCGTATAAATACCTAACTTCGGTGCTGCTGTGGTTGGTTGATTTATTACCTTACCATACCTTGAAATACTTGCGCTCGCGCCACTCTTTTTTTCGATTGGATTCATTCAATTGCGGTGAGTTACTCTTGGTCTTGTTCTTGTTCTTGTTCTTGTTGTTCTTGCCCTAATATACAATTATACTTTATTTCTCTATATGTAATCTTTCGATATCACACAACAAAGCTTCACATGGTGTAAAAAACCATTTTCGCCCATTAATTGCTTTACGATCGAATGTTCTCAATAAAAATTCCTGAAATACACACAACTCTTTTTGGGTTCTAAATTTGGTGTTTTCAGATGTGAGTTTGTATTCATCACCTTGGGTTGCCGCATTCAACGATAGCGCAGTATTAATAATCGTAATTGCGTCTGTTTTTCCTGACTGATCGCACCGTGCGCCTTTATCGCGTTTCTTCGACATGACTTTCACTTTGAATACCAAGTATTCCTGTTTGAATAATGAAATAAAACCGACCATCATATTCATTTTTTGGATTTGTTCTGTTTGAACTTTCGCTAAACGGAGTGAGAAGTCACGTTCATCTTCTGGTTCAGCAGATACCCATTCTCGCGTTTCGTATCTGAGAACAACAAGCTCGAACAATTCTTTTTTCGCTTTATTAAATAATAACATTCCTTTATCTTCTGGTGCGCTTGGAGTAGCAGATGATTCCTGAGCCGCCGCCGCGGCTCTTCGTCCTATCAAAGGTCGATGTATCACTTGTCTAGAATAATATTGTAGGAGCATACGTTCAAACGGCGAGAGATTATGTATGAAACTGGCATCGGCACTCGCACCCGCTCCACCGGTATTGATATCCATCGATCCATTATTTTTGTGATATAAGTAATTCAAAAGATCAATCGACTCTCCAAACGACAAATGTTCGACGAGATTCGCAACAACGAGCTCGTAAAGCTCATCCAAGGAAATCTGAAATTCTTCTGTCTGAGAGATTTGTTGAATGACCTTTCCACAATAGTAATACCATTCATCTTGCTCTTTTGTAGGTTTTTCGATAATCGTCTTACATGTTTCGAATGTATTAAATAACATCGTAACCGTATTTTCTGCTGTTGGTGCTGGTTCCTCAACTTCATTTGATAACACCGCCGCAGACGACGATGAAGAAACAGATACTTGCTCTGGAACACCTACATCGATTGCTTCTCCTGCGGGAGATGCGGATTCGGCCGCTTGAATCGATGCGATTTTATTTACAACCTTTTTGTTTGGAACCACTATCGCCGCCATACCTGCTCCCGCTCCCACAGGTTTCGAGAGAATTCCCAAATAATCCTCAGTAATGTTATCTTGAAGATGATATTCAATCGCGGAGTGTTTATAAGGAACCGGAGTGCTTCGTTCATGAATACTAATACGTTTATCGGTTATTTCGATCGGTTGAAAGAGGTAATAATCACCAACATTTATAATACGTCCAAGTCGCCCATATTTATCATTCACATACTCATTCGGATCTGTTAGCATTTGTGATAAAGCTAAGTTTATTTGTGCGATGGGATATTGTCGTATCGCGTTTACATGCGCGATGATCCCATTCGGTCCCGTTTTCTTGTAGAAAAATGCGTCTTTGTATAAATCGCGGATTTTATGAATGATTTTGTCAAGGTTCATCGACATGAATTTTTCATTAAATGTATCAAGACGAACATCACTTTGTCTCTTACTCCTACCACTTCCTTCATCGCCTTCGCTGTCGCTATCGCTGTCGCTGTCAATCCCATATAAATCGTTCTGTTCTTGAATCGGTCGTCCATTTGAAAATGTAGGGCGACAAACATACTCACATCGTTCCATATAATCGCATAATGCGGAATATGGTCGCGCGCCAACTTGATAATCGATTTCTTTGCGTGACGAAAGATTTTGGCGAACTACTTGATTCAGTTGTGCTGCGGTTTGAGTATTATGTTGAACATTCAGCAGGCAGTCCACCGCTGATGTTCGAAGAACACGTGATACAACGCCGATCTTTACTGCTTTGAATTCTGAGAGACGATACAAATAAAGGTCGATTGCCTCGATCTCGGGATTTGATAGGTCAGTTCCATATAAATACAATTCAACATTTCGCCGTGAAAATGGTAGTCGCTTATGACTACAATTGCGGATAGCACGACCGATAATTTGTTCGAGGAGGTTCATGTTATACCAAGGCTCCAAAATATGAACCTGACGAATGTTTTTAAAATCAAGACCTTCACTTCCTGCAACAGATATAATCACAACTTTGACATTTTCACCATTCGTGTTATTTTCACTTGTCAGCGCTTTCAATTCATGTAAGTTATCTGGTGAAATCGTGGGATCACCGGTGATAACAGAATAACGTGCTGGTCGAAATGGTTGGTCGGGATAATCTGCTTGATGTCGGCGCTGTGGAAGCATCGTAATTGAGTCGATATTTTGTGTAGGTTTATTTCGGAACAGAGAAGAATTGCCGCCAGCAACGCTGTAACGCGTAAAACCGAGTTCCTCTAATGCGAGGGCAATTGGAACAACACCGCCATCAATATACTGACTATATACAAGGATTATGCCTTCGCTTACCATAACCTTATCAGTTATATGTTTTATTTTCGCTGAATATCGTCCAATATTATCTGGCGCGAAGATACGTGATGACGCTTTTGTTGTTGTTTCACCGTGCGGAAGTTTAAATCCGCGTATAAATTCCGGTCGGTATTCAAAATTTAACCTCATCGGTGGATTACCTACCTCTTCATACGACATAATGTGACGCAATCCCTCTTTCCCGATACATGCCGCGATATCAAATTCGTCATTCGGATCATTCACATATTCGATAAGAGACGGGTGAGGATATACCATGTTTAATGCTTCAAGTGGTCGTTGAACCGCAGCATAACCAATCGTATCCATATTTTCAAATGACGGAAAATCAGCTGCTTCGACTAAGGTGGTTTCATCGATTACAGCACTCGGACTTGCTGCTGATCCGGCTTCCGCTCCGACTGTCGCTTGCGTTTGTGCGTTTGCCGCCTCTCCTTTGCCCTTACCTTTGCTCTTACCTTTGCCCTTACCTTTGCCGCTTTCTTTTCCTTCTTCCGCAGCCGCCGCCGCCGCAGCCTCCACCGCCGCTTTCTTTCGTCGAGCCATCGCGGTCTTCTTATAAATATACATCGCCTTCATATCGTTAATAATAAACCGATATGCGGCTTCCTGTATATCTCCTGCACGCGTCATATATACATCAATATGTTCAATCGGTTGTTCAATATAACGCCCGTTAAGCTGACGACGTGGATATCCTCCCGCTCCGGCTCCGGGTCCTGCCCCCCCTTCCCCTGAAACGCGCGCAAGAAGCGAGAATTCTGGCGAATGTTCTCTCGGATAGATACGATAAGGAAAGGTATACGGATTCTCACCGCGAACGAAAGAAACATATCCAGTCGCTTTACGGATAAGAAGGTCCTTCCCGATCTCTCGACCCTCCGCATCTACACGGAAATTACCACGATCGTCAAAAACATCCGCGATATCGATGGTCGCGCGACGGTCATTCAAGTTCATAAGGTTAATCAACCAAACAATTTCCTTATAACTATTATACATGGGTGTGCCTGAGAGAAGCAGCAGCCGCACATTATTCACCTTTTGAACAATCTGGAACAATATCTTCGCAACACGCTTATCGCGATTATCGTCGGTAATGCGAATGTTATGAACTTCGTCAATAATAATAAGTGTATTTGCGAATAATTTACGCAACTTCGTAACAGAAAGGGTTTCGATTGCAAGTGTCTCCATTTCGGCTGCCTTGGCAATATCAGCAGCTGATTTACGACCTTTCTTTATAGGGACAGAACCAGCACCGGTTCCGGAACTAGCACCACTAGATGCTGCCGACATCGTCGCCTTACGACGCACTTCTTGAATCGCTATATCGTCTTGTGATATGCCAATACTGGATGCATGAGTTCGTGTATAATTCGCAAATTCATTATAACCGAAAAATAAGTAATGCGATGAAATAAGACGACGTATCTGTTTGATCACCTTATCACGTGTTAGCCCTTTCATATTCATCGGGTTTATCTCTTTGATAAATTTATTTCCGGTGCATGCGCGGATATTCCATACACCTGGCTCAATCTCTCGAAGCTCGCGTTCATCAAATAACTGAAGTCGAAAATTCTCTTGAACGTTCGGCGAAGCCACCACAATAATTTGCTGTGTAATTCCCATTTGTTTCATATAATCCCGCATCTCTTCGGCAACACTAATCGCCGAACATGTTTTTCCGGTTCCCAGACCATGATATAACAGCAAACTATTATAGGGGGTCTCCACCGAGAGAAAATTCCGAACAAATTGTTGATTGGGCGCCAATTCGATCTGCGCATTACACAAAATTTCTGCTTCTTCTTCCACATTTTTTGTATTATCAACATCCATTTTGGTATCAAAAAACTCTTTACGAAGCGCTATTTTAGTATTAAAGTTAGGATCGTTTAAGGTTGGATATAGACCAGTTAATGCCGCAGCGGCGGTGGCGACATCCACTCCTTGCCCTTCCCCCTCACTATCGCCATCCATCGGTAAAATACCAATATCATGTATTGTCATCTCTCGTTCAAGTAATTCCTTTTTAAGAAGAACTTTATTGAATTCCTTACTAAATGGATTATTGATTTCTTCTGGTTTGAGACGTTGTCGGCCTTCTTCCAGATCTCGTTTCATTCTCTTAATCATAGTTTTCGGGTCTTCTCTCTGAACAACCGCAGGCTGAGCAGCAGCCGCTTTCGGTTTCGGTTTCGGTTTTATTGTTCGCGGTTTTTTTAGATCGATCGGCGCATTCTCAGGCATTACAGCCATGGCCGCAGCAGCAACAGAAGCAACCGACGGACTACCCGAAGGACGAATCGTTAGTTCTATTGGTATATTTTCTTGTTCCTCGGCCATAGGTAGTTTATTCCTCTTATGTATCGTATCTATTATTTTATATCGTGATTGACCCTTTATATACATACGCAAAATAAAAAGGATTCAAAAAATCTGGTAGCGGGATAATATGTTGTTGATCTTACGAACAATACCGATTTTTTCTAAATTGTAAGGTCGTATCGTTTTAATACATTCGTCAAATGACATCCATTTCATAAGGCCAACCTCCATGATATCATGTGCCTTTTTCGGTTTCTTATCTAAATCAACCATCGCAAGAAAATACTTCTGTTTATAACATTTCATATCTGACCCCATAAATATTTCTTCGAATGGAGCAATATTTTGGATTACATTATCATTTCCGATATCATATCCAGTCTCTTCAAGGCATTCTCTCAGTGCACATGGAAGGTCTTTTTCATTATAATTCCGCCGTCCTTTTGGAAATCCCCATTCCGTTTCAGTCCAATTTGTCGTTGATTCCTCAATAAATTGATGAAGACTCTTAACGCGTCCGTCTTTTGTGCGTATCCCACCAATAACCTGACGATACTTTTCATACGAAATCTGTTCTTCATTTTTATACTGGCTGCTTCGCGTATATTCGCCCCATAATAGACGCCAAAGTTGTTCGAATGTCAGTCGTAATAGATTCGCTTTTTCAGAGATCGTCATTTCATCGATAATACGTTGAATATATGCTTCATCGTTCAAAGAATATTTACCTCTAACAAAATCAACAAATCCGAATGAGTCACGACGACGTATCATGAGAAACTCTGGTCCAGTTTCACCACATCGAAACGCAATAACGCCGATACTTGTAATTGGTGCGCGGCAATTATTATACACGTGATTTGTTCGATTACAATTATTACAGAAATATTTGTTGGATTCACCGCTGCTTACAAGCGTTCCTGTGTTGGCCACCGCAGCGCTTCCTCCACCGACTGTATATTTCGTTCGATGATTTCGTATTTGTGTTATTTCAAGATATGATAACGCAGATTTAGGATTATTTATCTTTTGTATTTCGTCCTCGTCTTCCATATTTAAAATTCGCTTATCGTAGTTCTATCTTTGTTTTTATGTCGTTTCATTATAGACAAAGCAATCGATGCTCCGACTCGACGCGAAAGTATGGGGACCACAATACTGGTTTTTTTTAATGACAGTCGCGGTGAATTATCCGGATCATGTGAATGATGTAACGCGTAAAAAATACTACGATTTCGTCCAAAACTTTTCGATGTTTATACCTGATCCAGAAATGGCGTCTGAGTTTGACCGAATGTTGGGAAAATATCCGGTCACGCCATATTTAGACAGCCGCGATTCATTTATTCGTTGGGTTCATTTCATTCATAATCGTTATAATGTTCTCTTGATGAAGGATGAAGTTAGCTTACATGACGCTCTCGAGAGATATTATTTACATTATCGTCCGAAGTCTGTTCAAATATTGGAAGAAATGAAGTATCGAGAGAAGCTCGTGTATTTGTTATTAATAGCAGGATTGGGGTATGCGGCATATTATTATCATAATCGGTAGCTAAATATTCGAGACTATATATAACTTGTCAAGTCAAACCTCTGAATAAATGGTAAAAACCGAATACATCGTATTTATTATTACGGCGGTTCTGATTATAAACACATACTATGATGGACAACCGTTAAAGATGTTCCAAAGCAATCAAAAATGGATTAAGATAGCGACATTCGGATTCATCGGTCTATCGCTCTTCATGTTTCTACGTCGCAATCCGGAAAACTCTAGGCAATTGTTGTTTCATGCCAACGATATCATCAAATATATGCCAATAAGTAAAGGAACTGCCGATATGATAACACCGTTTTTTGATATGACGGGGGTTCCGCCCCCCCACGACGGTGGTGCGATAGGCGGAGCGATTGGTGGAGCGATGGGCGGGGCGATGAATAGTGCAATAGGCGCAAGAAGAGCGCAACCCATCGCGCGGCCGTCTTTGGGAGGAGCCACCCCCGCTGAGAGACGGTTGCTCAACTCCGGCAAAAACTCTAGCAAACGCAGTGTAAGTGAAACAAAGAAAAAGTATGTTGCCGCACAACAGGGGTGGAAATGCGGTGATTGTCAGCGTCAACTTCCCGCTTGGTTCGAAGTAGATCATGTTATTGCCTTAGAACATGGTGGGTCAAAC